AAACAAATAAAAATGTAATTCGGGCTTTAAATTGCGAAAAACAAATATATCAAGCTCAACTACTAACAAAATTCTATAAATTTTCAGATATTAGTGCGTTTATGACAATATTTGGAGAAACTGTATATGCTACTCAAGCATTTTGCTATTTATTAGATTTTATTTATCAGCATAATCCTAACTTAGTATATAAAATTGCGGAACCAGTAATAGAAAATAATTGTAATAAATTAGTTTTGGCAAATCATTCATTAAAACAATTAAATATTATTGATGATGATACATTCAGAGGTAAGTATTCATCAGTAGTTAAAATGTTAAATGAATGTATTACATCAATGGGTAAGCGTAAATTTGCCCACAGTTTTTTAAATCCAGTTACTGATATAAAATATTTACAAGGTGAGTATAATATTACTGATAGATTATTAGTAAAAATGTCAGAAAATAATTCAGATGATTATGTATTAGTAAAACAAATACTATCAGCCTTTAAAGACTTAACCAAAATAAATAGACAAATAATGTTGAAAAAGGTTCAACCAAAATACTTGTATCAACTTTATAATGGAATTATTTCTAGTAAAATGCTTTATAATTTTGTATTAACTAACAATGATTTGACAGAATATTTAAATAATAAGCTGGGACCAAACATTTTTCAAAATTTGTTAGTACATATTGTTGAAATATCTACTTTTTTGGATAATGTTTTAATAATGAATATGTGTAAAGATATTGATAATATTCATAAAATAGAGCAAAGTTTTATTAAAAATGGTGTTGATTCAACTCTTGATAATAAAATAATGACTTTAATGGAGTCTGAAGACCAGTTAGAGTGTTGTAGAGCTTATTTTAGTTCTATTATATCCAATTATGAAACTGGTGGAAAGAAAAAGATTAGTAAAAAGACGCAAAATGATGATAATGAACAAAGCGCTACTGATACTTTTGTAAAAATACATGAGACTGAGAAAAACAATTTTAGTCTTATTGCTACTGATAGACGCTGTAAAATATTAGAAGAAGTCTTATCATTGAATAAGAATAAAACGGTTATGTTAACATATAAGTCTTCATATTTTAAAGAAGAACGACAATTTTCTCTTGATATTGGTAAAGAAACAATTACTATAGAAAAACAGTCATCTAGTAATCGTTCTATTACTAGTGTACAAATAAACAAATTATGTAAAGATGTTAGTTCAATTAAGATAAATTTAATAGATACAGTGGCAAAAGTTTACGCAAATATTGTAAATGATTTGGAGTGTTTTCAAACTAAAATAGAAAATGTGTGTGAATTTATTACCTATGTAGATTTAATATATGCTAAGACCTATATTGCCTTCAAATATAACTATTGTAAACCAATAATTTCTAAATTAAAAGACACTGAGCCTGTAGAAAAATCTTATGTAAATGCTGAAAAATTAAGACACTGTCTAATTGAAAAAATACAGCAAACTGAATTATATGTTGCAAATGATATTGCTATTGGAACAAATGGTGTAGATGGTATTTTATTATATGGCACTAATGCTGTTGGAAAAACAAGTATAATTCGTGCATTAGGTATTGCTGTTATTATGGCGCAGTCTGGACTATATGTACCAGCATCTTCATTTACATTTTATCCTTATAAATATATTTTTACTAGAATATTAGGTAATGATAATTTATTTAAGGGATTATCTACATTTGCGGTAGAAATGTCCGAGTTAAGAACTATTTTAAGGCTGGCAAATAGCCGTAGTCTTGTTTTAGGTGATGAATTATGCTCTGGAACAGAAAGCACAAGTGCTATAAGTATTTTTGTTGCTGGTGTTCAGTCGCTTTATGAAAAACAGTGTTCGTTTATTTTTGCGACACATTTACATGAAATAGTTGATTATGATGAGATTGTATCATTGTCAAGCGTAAAATGTAAGCATATGTCAGTTGTATATGATAAAGAATTAGATGCGCTTGTATATGATAGAAAATTAAAAGATGGTCCTGGAAATAATATGTATGGACTAGAAGTATGTAAATCACTTAGTTTACCCCAAGATTTCTTGGAATTAGCATATAATATAAGATTAAAATATAAGCCTGAAGCCAAAAGTGTTTTAGATAGAAAGCAATCACATTTTAATGCAAAACATATAAAAGGTCAATGTGATAATTGTAGTAAAAATATGGCAACTGAAGTTCATCATTTACAGTATCAACAAGATTCAGACAGTAGAGGTCTAATTGAAAATGAAAAAGACGGATTAACATTTCATAAGAACCATCCAGCAAATTTATTAAGTTTATGTGATGCTTGTCATGATGAAATACATTCAAAAGGTACAAGACTAAAGAAAGTAAAAACTACAAAAGGTACTATATTAAAGCCTTTATAAAATTGAAAATAAATTAATATTACTTTTAAAATATATTAAAATAAATAACAAAATAAATAGCAAAATATAAAAATGTCACATCCATTATCTATTATTGATGCACATAATTCAATATTAAATGTAATTCCAGCTAATCAGAAACAATTAATTGCCGATTTGTTAATATTTATAAATAAATTAAAGAGTGAAAATCATGAACTATCATATTATACTAAAAAACATGTATACAAAGATTATTTACATGTTTTATTATCTCATATACCAAAAAGAAAACTACTAAATTCTGATCCTAAATGGATGTGGGACTGTCAAGAAATATTTAGTAATTCTTATAATGAATAATTAAATATAAAATAATATTTTAGTATTTAAAACTTAAGTTTTTTTCTGGTCTTATTAAGTAATCCAAGGAGTTTATCAGCAACGCCTTTAACAACAGGAACTGATTTCTTGGCAACAACCTTTACTTTAGATCCAACATTCTCTAAACCAGCCTTAACCTTGGGTGCGTATTTCTTTGTAGTTGTTTTGGCTACATTATAGCCCTTGGACAATGATTTTTTAATCATAGTACCAGCATTCTTTTTAGAAAATTTACTATGTCTCTTTCTGGAAGCCATTATAGAATATATTTATATTTTATTTTAGTTCTAATTTGATTTCTAAATTTCATTTCTAAATATAAATATATGAACGCAAATATTTTTCTAAATGAGAACTTTATATATATAGCAATAATTATACTAGTTATATTTGGTTTGTTAGTTTATATTAATTTTAACAATATAGATTTGAATAAACCACAAAGTAAAAAATTAATACAAACAGTTACAGTTGAGACATTTGGCAATCCTTCAGATGAATTAGTACAAAATATTGACTTTAGTGGTGCTAATAGTTTTTGCGAATCATACAGAGGTAATTCTTCTAATCTAAATATTGCGTGCAAAGGTCTAACTGATGAGAACTGTTCATCTACATCATGTTGTGTATTAGTTCAGGGACAAAATGGCAACACTTGTATGGCAGGAAATGCTACTGGGCCTACATTTAAGAAGGATGCTGATGGGAAACTAATTTCAATGGACGCCTACTACTATGAAGGGAAAAAATATCCTGGAGACAAAGGTACTATACCATTGTAGGCACTAACTGTCTTACTGTAATATTTGCATCTATAGCCAATTGCGCCACAGTTTCATCATTTTTATAATCATTTAAGTATATAATTTCATTTATATTTGATGCCGCAATTGATCTAAAACAATTTAAACAAGGATAATGGGTTATATAGACTTTTGCGCCAGATAAACTAACACCTCTTTTGGCACAATCAGTTATTGCATTAACTTCACTATGGATAATTGATTGTTCATGATTATCTTTGACGCGAGATATATGTGGAGCACCAGATATAAAACCATTATATCCCATTGAAATTAGCCGATTATCTTTTACAATTACAGAACCAACATGAAGACGATTACATGGACTGCGTTGAGATGCTAGTAACGCAATAGACATAAAATATTCATCCCAATCTAATCTATTCATATTTTCATTTGTTATTTTACAAATTTGAGAAAACATATTGTAGTATTGTTATATTACATCATGTTTTTATTATATTTTTATTGTATTATTAATATTATTGTTATTCAAAAAAAATTGATTTTAAAATAAATATATATAAACATAATATAAATATATATATAAAGATGATTATTCCTATAAAGTGTTTTACATGTGGTATTGTTTTAGCAAACAAATACCGATATTATTGTGAAGAAGTTAGAAAGCGTAAAATGGCAAAGGACTTACATGTTGATAAGGTTATTTATTTGACATCAGAATATAGTGAAAAGACCCCTGAAGGTGAAGTGCTTGATGAATTGAGACTAATGAAGATGTGTTGTAGACGTCATATGTTAACCCATGTTGATATTGAATAAACTCTAATTAGATTTATATTATTGTTATTTTAGTTAGAATTCTTTTTTTTATTTGTATATAGTAAATGGCTACTAGAAAAAATAAAAGAGGAAAGAAACAGCGTATTATTTATATGAAAGGCTGTTCTAGGAAAAGACATTTAGGAGGCAAAAAATGCTTGAAGGGTGGTTCTAATGATCCAATTGCTCCACTTAAAATGAATGGTGGTGGATATCCACCAATTTCACCACATATAAAAATGAGTAGAGGTGGAGGTTCTAGTTTACCACCTGTCCCAGCACCTTTAGTTGGTAGTCCATGGACACCACAAGTATCTGGATGGCCTGGAGTTGATGGCGTTGATAGTGGTCGTAACTATTTAGCAAATAATTTGTATAATCAGTTTGATCCCCAAACAATGATGACACTAGATAGTACCTTAATTGGTGGTTCTAAGCGTAGGAGAAGAAGATATAGCAAAAAACAATATGGCGGCAGTTTTATGCCACAGCAACTAGTAAATTTAGGTAGGGATTTATCATTTAATTTTAAGAGCGCATATAACTCTATGAATGGTTATTCATCACCTGTTAATCCAAAACCATATATGGATCAATTTCGAAGTACTGATAAAATGTTACTATAATTTTTTATTTTTCTAAGCTTAATATATTAAAATGGCTTTTCCTAATAAATTAAGTCAATTGTGTACTCCATCTCTTGTTTATTTTGTTATTTCAGTTATTGGTTTAGTAATGGCTGTTATGCAAAATCTTGGTAATAACCGTCGATACAATTTAGGCAGCTTTTCATGCCAAGTTCCCAGCTGTGTTGCTGTCTTTATTTTAAAGATTGTATATGTTTTATTCTGGACTTGGATCCTTAATTTGATGTGTCGCGATGGTCATAATGAAATTGCTTGGTTCTTAGTTTTATTGCCTTTTATTCTTTTGGCTATTATTATTGGTCTTGTTATGGCAAATCAGAATGAAGATAAGAAACAGAAAAAACAAAACCGAAATGACTGCCCTAATGGATATTGTTAATTTTAACAAATAATCACATTATAATAATATATTTTATATAGGCTATATATAAAATATGACAAGTATACAAAGCATTATTGGACTATTTATTTTATTAGTTATTATTTTATCAATGGGATTACAATTTTCTAATTTTGGTAAAGAAGGATTTGTAAGTGATAATGTAAATAAAAAAAGAAATAAGAAACATATTAATTATGATATGCCTGTTCAAAATAAAACTAATAATTCAATGGCAAAGCAAAATATGCTTAATGATTTAGTACCAAATTATTAATAAAATAATAAATAATAAAATATACTTATTATATAGTAGTATATTAAGTATGGAAAAAAAAAATATCAAGAAAGTAAAGAATGGTATATCTTATGAAATGAATGGATGGATATATGTTTCTATTAAAGGCAAACCAAGAGAGCGTGGTTATGCTTATGGTAAATTAATTGCTGATGAAATGAAAAAAGTTCAAAAAATACAAGAATTTATTACATATTTTGACTATGGTTTAAAATGGAGTTTTTTTGTAGATGCTGCATCAAAATACTTTACTCCAAAAATTAAAGAACATTTTCCTGAATTTTATGAGGAAATGGTTGGGTTTTCTGAAGGTTGTACTGCTGGTGGCACTAAAATGTCAATTGATGAAGTTGTTGCTTGGAATAACTCAATGACCTTAACTGAAGGATGGTTTGCAAATATGCCCGAAGAGGAATCTATTGCTGTTCGAGGTACAGCCAGATCAAATATTTCAGCAGGTAAAGAAGGCGGCTCTGCGGATAAATGTAGTGCTTTTATGGCTAATGGTGACTGGACTGCTGATGGTAAAATTGTAGTTGCTCATAATAATTTTAGTAATTTTGTTGATGGTCAATTGGCTCGTATTGTGCTTGATTTGAAGCCAGAAAAGGGCAATCGTATGCTTATTCAGGGGTTTGCCGGTTGGATATGGTCTGGCACTGATTTTTTTGTGACATCTAAAGGCATAATTGGCACTGAAACAACAATTGGCGGCTTTATTGCGTATGAAAATAATATTCCTATTTCTTGTCGCATTCGTAACGCAATGCAATATGGCAATACATTAGATGACTATGTTAAAATGTTACTTGATGGTAATTCTGGTGATTATGCCAATTCATGGCTATTTGGCGACACAAATACAAATGAAATTATGCGCCTTGAATTAGGACTGCGTTTTCATAATGTAGAGCGTACAAAGAATGGTTATTTTATTGGGTTTAATGCACCTTATGATCCCCGTATTCGTAATTTAGAATGT